ATAAAATTGGCTCATGCTTATAATTATAATCTGTTCTGCCTAATACATGATTGTTTTTCACCCATATTAAGCAATGCCTTAAAGGAAGCTCTGCCTTTTGCATCATCATCATCATCATCATCAATAAATCACCACCCTGTGGAGATGTAATATAATAAGTTGAATAATCGGCTAAATTTTCTTTTATCCTCTGAAACGCTTTAAAAACAAAATCGGAAGTTTCATCTAGCCCCATGTGATCATTTTCAATATTTCTCTGAATACGGTTGCCCCGTCCAACCGTATTTAAATATTTATTTTTATCTGCGTACGAAACCCCATAAGGCGGATCAGTAAAAACCATATCAGCCTTTTCGCCATTCATAAGCAATTCTACCTCTTCTTTGCTCGTAGAATCACCACACATAAGCCTATTCTCTCCTAGCTGGTATATATCACCCAATTTGCTTTTAGGCTTCTCTGGCGGTTCTGGGGCTTCATCCTCGTCTGTTAAACCGCGTATATGACCATCAACCTTAAATCCTTCAAAACCTATAATATCTAAATCAATATCAATATCAGCCAATTCTATTTTTAATAACTCATCATCCCACTCACCTAATTCAGCTAGGCGATTATCGGCAATAATATAAGCTTGCTTTTGTTTCTCTGTCAGATGTTCAGCGCGGACACATGGCACTTCTTTTAATTTAAGCTTTTTAGCCGCCTTCACCCTGCCATGCCCTGCTATTAATCCGTTATCTTTATCTATGATGACAGGATTATTAAAACCAAACTCTTTTATTGATCTGGCTATTTTGTCAATTTGTGCTTTAGGGTGTTTCTTAGCGTTGTTCTCGTAAGGAATCAGTTTCTTAGGGTCTATGTATTCAAAATCTAGTTTTTCAGTCATGGTTCTAATATACACCCTTTTTTTTATTTTCCTAATTAATTTTAGATATAGTGCGTTAGCCCGTAAGCCTTGGATATAGGTACTAGACCTTATTAATGGTTTTACGCTTTCGTATCCCTATACTGTCTTAACGCGACCAACGCCTTGTCTAGAGCTTCTTTTTCCGAATGAAAGAAAAAAAAGAGGTACATCCAAGTACTGCTTCGTATAGTTCTGATTAAGGCTTTACCATTAGTATGCTTACTATTGACCTTAATCGGATCGGGCTAATTCCCGAAAGCTACCTTAATTTTATGTTTTGCTAGCAGGGTAAGGCTTAACCTGTAGTATCTCATTTGAATGTTTTTGAAGCGTAGCTGACAGCTATTGCAAAAAAACACCCTTTAAGAGCGTAAATTCTTTTCTTTATCCCCTAGTTAAGAAAAAAAGGGTTGCCGTGTCCATTATGTCTTGGTAGAAATAGTTCAAAGTATCTACTTCTACCGCTCTCCTGACACTACAATCGCTGGGAGAGCGGTTTTCTTTTGGGGAGAGAAAACCTAAAAACTCATAAGCCCGATACAGATTATCGTTATCACTATTCATAAACATATTCCTCTTTTAATCAAGAAAAAATTAACATCATAAAATAACGCATTTTAAGCGTCTTTTATTACGCTGTTTGTTCCATGGTATGTTTATATATAAAAATCATTTTCCTTTGTAAAAACCCCCTTAAAAGCGCTTATTTTGCGTTTCTAGGGTTATTATAAGCCTTTGAATAACATTCCATGCAATAAACGCCCATTTCGACAGGCTCTGCACAAAAATAATTGATTCCATATTTTTGTTTAGGGAATTGGCATTGTTTTGTTGTAATAGTCGAATAATCAAGGGCGCTATTAATAACAGGCAGTCTTGAAAATCTAGGCACGTTGTCTATTTTTTCTTTTTTCAAACCCATCCTATCGGCTTTGCCTATAACAGCGTTTCTTGTTTTGCCTAGTTTGGTGGCTATTTCCAAAAAAGTTATTTTTTTATAATTATGTTTTAAATATTGTATTTGTTCTTCAGTCCATTTTGTCATTTATATTTCCTTTCAAATTCTTGTTTTAAACTGGCTATCATTTGCCCTGTGGACATAAACCAACCTTTTCTAATCCTATCGGGTTGCTCAATAAGCCAGTCATCTCTTTCAGAAAGCCAAGTCAAAAATTCTTCCTCTGTATCAGGGAACAAGTTAGCCCAATTATCTAAATCTTTTTGATTAAGGCGTATTACAAAACCTTCAAACGCATAACTCATTTAAACCTCTGTCTTTGTCCATCAAATTTAAGGCTAACTGTGCCTAATTCCCCTTGGCGGTTTTTAGATACAATTAATTCTGCCTTGCCCTTTGATGCGTTTATACGGGCGTAATATTGTCCCATACGCTTATCAAAGTTTTCTTCTGACTCCTTGGCTTTCTGTATAGGTTTATCACGCAAGGCATAATATTCTTCACGAAAAGGAAACATAACAACGTCTGCGTCTTGCTCAATAGATCCTGAATCCCTTAAATCAGAAAGCATAGGGCGCTTATCGTCTCTTTTTTCAACTTCCCTTGATAATTGGGATAATAAAACAACAGGGGCGTTAATTTCTTTTGCTAGTGATTTAAGGCTTTGTGTTATTTCTGATATTAAACTAACAGTGTTGTAATGATTGCGCTTAGATTTAATTAACCCTAAATAATCTATAAAGATTGCACATTTATTATTCTGTCTAGCAAACTTACGCGCTTGTGACATGATATATTGAATAGTAACTCCGCCAGTATCATCAATGTTTAATTGATATTTAATAATATCCTCTCTGGCTTCCACTAAGTCTTGAATCTCTCCATGAGACAATTCGCCTTTCATTTGTTTCTGGACGCTTATGTTTGTTCTTGAAGCTAATTGACGCATAACAAGCTCTTCTTTAGCCATTTCTAAAGAAAAAAACTTAACGGGGCATGAAATAGATAGGAAAGAAGCAAGGTTTAAAGCTATAGCCGTTTTACCCATGGCAGGACGACCCGCAATCACATAAAGGCTTTGAGGCTTAAATCCTACAATTAAATCGTTTAAGTCTTCGTAATAAGTAGGGTAAAAGAAATGCTCACCCTTAACCGCGTCATTAATGTAATTAAGAGTTAAATCAACACACTCTTGTATAGAATAACCACCCTCTTTTATTTCAAAGTTATTTGAAATTATTGTTTCTATTTGTTCGATAAATTCTGATTTATCATAAAGGTCATCAGGGTTTTCTAGTGTATATATAATCTTAGAGCAGACATTCATTATCTGTCTGCGCCATGCTTTAGATTTTATAGTCTCTACAATCGAATGAATATTTACACCCGTGTAGTCAGTTTCCTGCAATTCTTGTATATATTCTGAACCGCCGACTTCCTGCAAAGATGCGTCATTGTCAAATATGTCTTTTACAATAACCCAATCACAATTCTTGCCCTTGGATATTCTTTCTTCGATAATATAGAAAAGTTTTGCATGAGTGGCGTGCTCAAAATCATCAGCGTCTATACTGATTTCATCATATATCTCATTATTTGCTAATAATGAGCCTAATAATATTTGTTCTAATTCTATAGTCATTTTAAACCGCCTTTATATTTTGAAGCCTCTGCCAAGAGACATAAATTTCTTTACAGGCGTTTAGGCTAATCATCTTTTCAGAATAAACCATATCTAGCTTTCTAAGCTGTTTTATAGGGTCTTTTTCGTTGTAAATTGATTTTAAAAGCAGTGATAAAACTGCATCTGATATAGCAATCATGATAATTCCTTTCTTGTTTTGCAGTTACAAGAATACTTTACCCGATATAAAATGCAAGGAAATAAAAGTTGTCCCCTTGTTAATATGTGCAAAACTCGTAAAACCTAGAAAGGATGCGCTAGACGCGCTTGAGATAACAAGGGGACTTTTAATAGATATAATATTATTTGTTATTTGTCAAAAAAAAGAGCCGTACAGGGACGGCTCAAGTTTGGAAGGTATAAGGGGAATTACTAATGTAGACTTACTACTTTATTTTCTTTTTTCTTTTTAGCTTCTTCTAAACGCTGTTTCTTGGCTTCCTCTTTTTCTTGCTCTCTTTTAAGAACATGCTCAAAAAGATCGTCCATATTCATATCGTCAAATACTTCAGTTTTTAATCTATCCGCAGATTCATAATATTTGTCTTTTTCAAGCAAGGCGCGCTTAGCTGCCTTTAATTGGTCTTGAAATGCTTTCGGGTCTTCCCCTAGAGCCTTAACCTGCTCACGAATATGTTTTCTTTCATCATTTAACTCTTGGCTTTTTTCATCGCAGGATGCGTATTTATAAGCTAAGTCTGTCAATTCTTGCTTTTTAGAATTGCTCATTTTTTCATGTTGTTTTTTTATTTCTTCATGTGAAGCTTTCATTTTTAGTCCTTTCTATAGTGAGTTTTAGCAAAGCCAGTGCATCGGCTTCATCATCATTATTGACATCGAATCCTAAATTTTCAATAGATTTTTTTACTTCTTCTTTTTTTGCTCTGCCTGAACCAGTGATAAATTTCTTTATAGTCGCTGGCGCATATTCCCTTCTTTCTATATCTAATTCATAGCCTATTTTATGAGTTAAACCGTTTAAAACGTTTAATTGATAGGCAGAGCGCCCCTTCATTCCAAAATATGTGCTTTCCATAGAAACTAATGCTATTTGGTTGGAAATAATAAAATCTTTTAACCATTGCTCATAATTGTTGAATAAAGCGCCATAATCCATATCTTTTTGGTCAAAACTTTTTGTGCCCCAATCAAAGCAATCATTGCTATAAATGGCGTATCCTGTGGATTTTATAGATATGTCTAGGGCTAAATACATACTTAACCCTAACAGTTATAAAAAAAAATGCAAAAAACTTTTGACAACCGATATAAAACCCGATATAAACAAGGTGCAAAACTTAAAAAGAAAGGAAAATTATGTTTGATTTAAACAATCATATACAAAATCAATTACACGCAAATGACAACAATCCATTAACAAAGCGCGTTACTGGCGTTTTTGATGGCGTGTACTGCGATGTTATTTACAATATTGAGCCGTGGGAGGTTAACAATGACTAAGTATACATCCGCGCCTTGGGTCGTAAGAAATTCGCAAAATAGAAAAGGGATAATCGAAATTGAAGCTGGAGTCGAAAGCGATTCAATAAACCACGGTGTCCCCATCTGCGATGTTAGAATTGTAAATTTGCCAGAACGCAAAAAGCAAGCAAAACAAAACGCTCACCTAATCGCCGCCGCGCCTGAATTGTTAGAGGCTATTCAATTTGCGCTTGAGTACTCAGCTCCAAGCGAAGAAATGTGGAATAATTTTAAAACGCTTGCAAAAAAAGCAATTGCAAAAGCAAAGGGCGAAGATGTTTAAAAAAATATACGGTGAATGTTACGTATGTGAAATACACGACCACCACAATCAACATATATATAGCAACTACTTTCCTACAAGCCAAGAAGCGCATGACTGGAAACATACGCAATTTAGAAATGGCAGACATGGCGATAACTTAATAAAGCATATCCCATCAGGTGAAAGCTATGAAATGTATAACGGTAAAATGACTGAAGACTATAATGAATCATTAGAAGATTTTGCAGAACAATTAAAGAAAGGAATGTAATGTCAAAATTAAAAGCAATTAAACCAAAAGAAGCGCCACAGACTAAGCCGAAAATTCTTATTTTTGGTAAAGCTGGCGTGGGTAAAACATACACTGCGCTAGACTTCCCTTCTGCGTACTATATAGATACGGAAGGGGGCGCGACACTTCCCGCCTATACGGATAAACTTACAGGCTCTGGTGGCGCTTATTACGGCATTGAACAAGGATCACTTTCTTTCGATAGTATTATTGAAGAAGTTAAAGCCCTAGCCACTGAAAAGCATAATTTTAAAACTTTAATCATTGACAGCATAACTAAGGTCTATAATCACGAAATAGCTAAAGAACAAGAAAGGCTAGGCGATAAGGATGCGTTTGGAGCATCTAAAAAGCCAGCCATTTCATATATGAGGCAATTAATCTCATGGCTTTCTAGATTGGATATGAATGTCATTCTGGTGGCGCATGAAACGCAGGAATGGGAGAAAGGCGAAGCCATAGGCTCTACATTTGACTGTTTTAATAAAGTTGAATACGAACTTGATTTATGCCTTCAAATATACCGTTTAGGCGATGAGCACAAAGCTAGAGTGCGTAAATCACGTTTTGAGTCTTTTCCTAACGGTGCGTCCTTTGAATGGTCTTACAACGAATTTGCAGATAGATACGGTAAAGAAATTATCGAAAAAGATACGCAATCTATTGAGTTGGCATCGCCAGAGCAAATTAAAGAATTAATTCATTATTGTGATTTAATGAACATATCTGAAGGAGAGAAAAACAAATGGTTTGAAAAAGCCAAATGTGAAAGCTTTCAGGATATGGACTCAGATAAAGCGCAAAAATTAATTGATATGTTAAAAACTAAATTAGACAAGAAAGTAGGTAAATAATGAACTATATTGTTTTAGATGAAAATTACAGAGTAAAAAGCGACAATTTACAATATATTTTACAAAAAAAGCATTTATATAAAAATAAAAAAACTGGTGATCCTTATGAAATGTGGAAAGATGTTTCATACAACAGGTTTTTTAAAGACATACTAAATAACTATGTAAGAGAATTAGAGCTTAAACCTACTCCCAAATCTATAAAAGACTTAATACAACGAATGACGAATATACAAAACACACTTGATAGCGTTATAAAAAAAACAAACTTACCCAGCAAATAAGGAAAAAATTATGGTTACATTTACAGCAAAAACAGAAAAAGAATTACAAGAAGAATTGGTTATTCCTGAAGGGGAATACAATATTGAAGTCTTAGACGCTAACGACAAAACCAGCAAAGCTGGTAACGAAATGATTGAGTTAGGCTTAAAGGTGTTTAAAGATGATGGTTCTCATATTCTTGTGACTGATTATCTTATGGAGAAAATTCTTTATAAATTAAAGCACGCTTGCGAATGCTTTGGCTTGCAAAAAGAATATAAAAACGAATCTGTTGTTGCCAATGACTTCATAGGAAAAACAGGAAAAGCAAAGATTGTCATTCAAGTTGATAAAGAGGGCAAATACCCAGATAAAAACGGCGTTAAAGATTATGTTGTTAAAGATGGTCAAAAAATAGAAGACTATGAAGCTAATGGAGAGCCTTTAGAATCTGACGATATTCCATTTTAAATGTATAGCGACCTCCCATGCATCAGCTGTGGCACTAACCAATGCGTTGAAGACGCTCATATGAGATCAGGCAACGGTGCAGGGGTGGCTTTAAAAAGTGCGGATGATTGCGTTTTACCATTATGCCGTAAGTGCCACACCGAACAGCATAAAGTAAATGAAAGGCAATTTTGGGATAATATAGGTGGGTACGGTAAATATAACGTTTTATCTAGAATGCTATACAGAATTGATTGTTACGAAACTAGGTATCTAGTTATCAAGGGAATCCTTGCTCAAAGAGGAATACACATCACATGAAACTAACTGAAGACCAACATATTATTATTCAAAACCTAATTAAAACGCTAGAGAAAGGCGAAATAAGCCCCGTATATACCGATATTGCTAATTTTCATGGGTTTACTACCTCAAAGGTTCAAAGGGCTATAGAGAGGGCTGTACGGCTTTCTATTTTAAACCGTCAGCCATTGGTAAAAAATGGGTTAAAATTAGGAAAAGAAAAAAACCGATATAAAAAGCTTTACATGAGTGATTAAACCCGATATAAAATAGATGCAAAACAAAAACTAGAAAGGAAAAAACAATGGAAACATTACAAGTATTATTTTGGACTATGGTAGCATTAACGCTTTATTTCTTGCCCGCTTTGGTAGCGAGAGAAAGAAAGCATAAAAACTATACGCCTATTCTGCTGGTAAACCTCTTATTAGGATGGACAGGCTTATTTTGGATAGGCGCTTTAGTTTGGTCTACGACTGACAACACAAAATCATGAGTGTTATAGAGCTACCAAGTTATAAGTGCTGGCAACGCATGCCAGTCGCTTTGATTAACCATGGTCATACTGAATTCAGAGATTTAGAATTTTTTCTGATTATTGAAACAGTGAACGATAATATGGAGTTTAAGAAATGATTAAATTACCCAATACTTACGACCCTAATAATCCGCTTAATGCACAAGAATATTTGCGTGTTAAATATGCCGAACAAGCTAAGAGAGATTTAAACTTTGATTTATCTATCTGCGCTTTTATAGCAACTTGCTTTTTTGTGGTGGCGCTATGGATTTAAGTGATTTTATTTGTTTATTTATTTGTATATTTATTTTTGCTTGCGGTTTTTTATCGGGGCATTACACAAATTTGCACAAGCAAAAACCAGCCCCCGCCAAAGAAATTATTGAAGTTGTCTATGAAAAAGATTGTTACATAGAATTTGAAGACAGGGAATATAAGGTAAAGCGGTTAAGCATAGATGATTTAAAATAGTCTATGGGGGTGGCGATTGGGAGTTCTCGGTTGCGGTACAACACCCCCACCCAATAATTCATTAGAAAAGGAGAAAATAAAATGAATATAAACGATTTAACAATAGGAGAGCTAAGAGAGCTACAAAGCTTAATTGGCGGACAACAAAATAAAACAGATATATTTTCAAGATATATCGGAAAATATGTGATTTGCCGTTCACGCAATGAAGGCGTTAATGCAGGCAAGGTTATAGCTCTGGATGAAACAGGTGTGATTTTAGACGATGCACGTAGATTACATTACCACAAGCCAATTAACAAAAATGTTAGCTGGTATGAAGGTGTAGCTAAGTATGGAATTGATAAATCCTCAAGGTTGGGAACGCCTATAGAAAAAGTTCTTGTTGAAGATTACTCGCTGACTATTTGCACAAGCGAAGCCGAAAAATCTATTCGTAAGGCTAAAGATCATGAGCAAAGTTAGTAGTCTAGTTTTTAGCTCTGGCTATGGCTCTGGCTCTGGCGATGGCTATGGCTCTGGCTATGGCTCTGGCTCTGGCTCTGGCTATGGCTATGGCGATGGCTATGGCTCTGGCTCTGGCTATGGCGATGGCGATGGCTATGGCTCTGGCGATGGCGATGGCGATGGCTATGGCTCTGGCTCTGGCTCTGGCGATGGCGATGGCTCTGGCTCTGGCTATGGCGATGGCTAATTAAGAAAGGAAAGAAGATGCCAAGTAAATACGATGAAGTTATAGAGGCTTTGGATTGGGCTTTGGGGTACGTACCACCAGATATTCTTAAAAAAGCCTATACCCACCTACAGGAACTTAAAGAGACACAAAACCTAAACGACTTTATGGAGGAACAGGAATGAGATTTTACTGGAATCACGAAATTAACATTCTAATTAAAAACAGTGACGCAACCAGAACTTTTTCTATGTACGGAATTTATTGGTTTGGAGAAATATTTACAGGGATTTTAATTAGAGGACACATACATGACTAAAAAACTAGAACAAAAACTTGAAGAAATTAAAACCAAAGTAAGTGCTTTTGAAGAAAAGCTTAAGGACAAGCAAAAGGGTTGGTTGGAATATGATACTACTTATTGGTTTGTAAAAGGTCCTGATGTAATAGAATCTGTAAGTAATTACGATGATGGAATAGACGAGTTTAATATACAAACCCGCAACATCTTCCGCACAAAAGAAAACGCTGAACTATGGCTTAAAATCCATAACAGAGTGCATGAGCTTATTGGGGATTGGAGTCCTTACTGGGGAAAAGAACACATTGGTAACCTTTATTGGTGCCATGAATATAGTAAGCCAGTTTTTTATTTTGACAGTTTTCAACAATCCCAAGGCACAACCTACATGCCCAAGGAAGTAGCAGAACAACTCATAGAAGAATTCGGCAATGACTTAAAGATATGGATATGCGGGGAGGAGCTATGAGCAAAAAGAGAATAGCTATAATTATTTTTTCTCCAGTTTTAATACCAATACTTTTGTTATTAAGCCCATTAATACTGCTGTTTTTTATGGGTGATGCACTAGCAGATTTAATTTTAGGAGATCACGAATGAAAACTGACATCGAACAACTCAAGGAACTTGTAGATTTTGAGCATGAGTTGCTCGGACATTCCGAGGAAGTGAACTTATCACATTTAGGCGGTAAATTTATAGACACCCGCCCTGCCCTAGAGAGTGTTATCAAGCGCTATGAGGAGATGGAGAAGGCTTTGCATATTATAGCCACGGACTTCATTCATGGTGAAGAGAACAGAGGTATATCAGCTAAAGGGATTTATGAGTTGGCAACGCAAGCCCTTGAGCAAAGCGATGAAGAGAGAGGAAAAAGTGATGAACAAAGAAAAGATACTGGCACGGATTGATGGGGCTTTGCAAACATCAAAACATGTTATTGATATGTCTGAAGATACACACTTTGATTCTCAATATATTGAGAATTGCCCCATTGAAAAACATGAATGGAAAACAAACCAAGGAGGAGTTGGAATGACCCAGAGCAATAGAGACAAGGCGGTTTGTATATTACAAAACCGCTTAAAAGACGCAAAAAAACAAGAAAAATTTCATATTGACATTACGCAAGAAGAGATTGAGTTAGTGTTAAAAACCCTCCAATCCGAGCGCGGGGGTGAACCAACGCAGGACGATGCGGCGGCGGCTTTGGAAGAACTTCGCAAAGATAGCGATCGCGCTTATTGTCGCGCCCTAGATTTAGCAGAAAAAAACTGCAAAGGCTCCCAATGGAAATTGGAAAACGGTAAGTTTGGAAATGATGATTTAAATTGGCACTGTAAGCATCATGAGTTAATAGGTTTTCATAGAGGAATTTATCATGCAATGTGTGTTTTGAAACCCACCCTAACAGACCGCGCAAAGCTGATT